GTATAGGATACTTTATCAGCCGAAAGCGTTCCGCGAGTAGCACCCCTAAATGCGTCAACAACGCTTTGAGGTAGAACTGACATAGAAGCCAAGTCATTTAGGGCTGTAGACATCTTTGGGTCATTAAACAACTGACCATTGCTGATAAGCAATCCAGCATTAAGGCCATTAAGTTCTGGATGCCCTTGAGTAAAAATCTCATCAGCAACAGTCCTAACTTTTGCATCAGAACCATCTGCATAACCAACCATAATGCTAAAAGCTAGTTTGCCTTTGGCAACTTTCTCAGCTTGAACCTTGTCATTTTCTCTTACGTTATCAATAAACTCGCCAGCTTTTGTTGCAAGGTTTGAATTTTGCCCAGAAATTGTTGTGTATTGACGAGCCTTATCAAGTTCAATTTTTTGAGCGGGAGTAAACATTTCTCCGCCCTGACCATCTGTAAGATATTTCTTTACGTTTATTAGTTGATCTTCATTCATAGTCTGCCCAGAAAAAGCACGGCTTAAGTGAGCAAGTGCAGCATTATGAGCAAGGTCTTTAGTTAAGCTTTTGCGGTCTTCATCACGCAAATTGCTATTTGCAAATGATGTAATGCCAGACTCATATACACCATCAATTGCATCTGGAAGAAGGTTTGCCATATGCAAACCAGCATTTGCTACATACGAAGAAGCAATTGTAAAAGACTGCAACTGCTTCTTTTCGGTAATAATTTTCCCAGTGTTTTCCCGATAATCTTGCGCAAAACTCCCAAAAGAATCAATGGAACCAGCAGAGATGTTTTCTAAAGCAAGAATTGCATTGGCGGTATCTTGAAATTGCTGAGGCAATTGGTTAACTTTTTGGCTTTTTATTGCACCCTCAATCAATGATGCCTCAGCTACACTTGCGCCATCTAACGCCCGAATAAACAATCCACGCTTTGCTGCGTTGAAAAGTATCGTTGCTTCTTCTGTGATGGCAGCAGCTTCATCAGTGCGACCATTAGATTTAAGAAACGCTGCTTCTGATGTTCGATTAACAAAATCACTTTCTATAGAAGAAAGGACTGCTGGCAAAGGATTAGTTAACGCAATGCTAGTTACAGCATTTGAACTAGCGGTTGCATTTGTCTTGATTTGCGCAGCAGCAATAATGTGTTGGCTTGTTGCAAAGTCTGCTTCTTGTCTTTCAATAACCTCTGCCGCCTGAAGAGCGTCATCAAAGATACCAGAAGAAAACTTTTCAAGATCAGCAAGCGCAGCATAGTTTGCCCCAAGACTAGCAATAGAATCTGCAATGTATGAATACTTTTGCGGAACAATAGCTGGGTTCCCAGTTCCAATTGCAGAGTTCATTAGCTTTAATTCATCAGAAGTTGCGCCAGACTTTGCAGCATAACGGACAAGGCCACGGATACGCGCCATGCCCAGTTCTTGATATGCGGCCTTACCCTTATCAGGAGAAATCAAACCAGAAGTTACCCCATCATCAATGGCTTTCTTAACCTGAATTTCTGTAGAGTTAGAGATAGTGGGGTATGCGCCGCCAAGTGTAGGAGAGGAGGCCCTTTCACCTTCCTGAGTATATTGCCACTCCAAAAAGTTAGTGCCTTCGGCAATGCTACTCCCAAGAGAGTCAGCAGCGCCAGCACGTTCACGGCGGATTTGATCCATTGCCATCGCAGAGCGAGTAGCGTTGAGGTAGGAAGTGCCAACATCATTGATGTAGGTCTTGAACTGACCATCAGCGTTCTCAGTCATAGCGCCAATGTAATCAGACATAGCAGCAGTATAGCGGCCTACTGAGCCGTCATACTTCACTGCAAGTTCTTGCGCCTTTAGTTTGATCTCTTGCTCAATTCCAGTTTGGAAGCGAGACAAAACAACACGCTGATATGCCTCTTGAGCAATCGTGCCAAAGCCTTGAGGTGCATCATAGGCAACTGGCTCACCCGTCTTAGGGTCAATCGCCAGCACCTTCTCCTGCGCAATTGCAGAGCCTTGCTCAAGGCCAGCCTTCTCAGCAGCTTGTGCGCCTTGGCGGAAGAACATATCCGCCATCTGATTAGCCCCAGCGGAAACAGCATTGGCTACTGTGCCAGCAGCATTGCTGCCAGAGACACCCGCAGATACACGAGCGACCCCAATGGGGCCGATTGTAAAGTTATTTCTCTCACGGATAACTGGCATTTAGCCGATCCTTTCAGAATGAGGAATACCGACTGTTCGGCGAGGACGAAACAATGGACCTGTTTTGATTTGATCGTATTGGTATAGACCACCAGCAATGGTGCTGAATGCGCCAACAATAGAACTGAGCATCTGTCCACGACCTTCAGCAGTAATAGCAGCGGCACGTTGCTTGCCTTCAGCAATAGCAGACATAGACTCAGCTTGCATCTTCTGAGAGGTGATCTGAGCCATGAAGTCAGAGCGTGATGTATCACCAGCCGCAACTTCTTCTTGCCGCGCTAGGAATGCTGCAACAGTGCGATCCTGACCGCCAACATCACGACCAGCCGCTGAGAAGGTAGCAATGTTTGCTGAGAGGTTTTCACGATAGAGTTCGAGACGATCATTGTGACGTTGCGCAGCCTCAGCCATATTTAGCTTGCGCTCAGTCTCAATGTTAAAACCTTCAAGGCGACCAGCAAACTCAGACTGCCAAGCGTTGAACTTGGCTGTCCTGTTTGCGCTGATGCCACCAACAACAGAGGCCCCTGCTGAGATTAAACTTGAGGCTAGGAATAGAAGTGGGAGTGCCATTAGAATATCAACTCCGCGATTAGGCCGTTCACCTGAAGCGGCAGTGGATCATTTTGGCTAATAGTGATCTGCGGATCACGGCTAAAGCCATTAAGACGAAACTCTTTTTTGCCAGTGAATGCCGCAGTTGTTACAAGTGGGCGGGTGTTCACTGTTACAGAGCGCGTATCCTTTAGATCAAGGACGGCGCTGCAAACGCCACGGATGTCACCAGTGCGCGGACCATTTGCCGCTGCCACATCAATCGGGTTAGTGATGATCTCAACTGGAAAGGATAGCCCGACATAGAAGTTGGAATATCCCGTGAACTCGGACACGCTGATAGTCGATCCACCACTCACAGTCTTGGTCCCAAGGTAGTCCAAGCGCCCACTGGTTGTTGCGCGGCCCACAACCTTAACCACAGTGGCTACTGGGAACACACTAGATGTTGAGATAGTAGGACCAGCACTCTCTATATAGCTGTCTAACCCCACATCTTCTGCAAACTCGCATAGCTTCAGATAAGCACCATCCCAAATCGTAGCGAAGAGGCGGTTATCTACAGCCGTCACTGATCCAAAACCATTACAGCTTGTCCACTTAACCCAGCCAGCCCGCTTCTCTGCGCGGTTAGAGCCAAAGATAGCAGCATTTCCATCGCTAGTAACTACCGCAGCATAAGACTCAGCGCCTTCAAATGCACCATGAACAACATCCATGTCGATAGGATTTTGCAGGATGTGCGAAGCAGCCGTTGATACAGCAGTTGAGGTGTAGGCATTCTCAGTGTCTGTGTAGAGATACTCACGCAGCACGCTACCACCATGCTGAGAAAAGAGAGTAGCGCCATCCATAGGAGTAGGAGTAACAAACTGAGTCCCATAGGGAGTTTGCTTTCTGATCTGCGCATTTGCAGGAGTAATGGATTGGTTCAAGAAGGCAGGGACATAGAACTCAGAAGCATCGGTAAAGATTTGCAGATCACGACTTGAAACAATGTAACGGATTTCATTAACGTCACCCGTTGCGCCAACAAGGTTGAACGACTCGTTGTCAGCAGCCGTGCCGACATCAAAGTTAAAAAAGTGTCCAATCTTGCTAAACCATAGAGTATCAGGCTCTTCGATAGTCCCGCCAAAGACCAAACGGTTTTCATGGAAGGCAACCGCAGCAGGATAGCCGCGAACAGCCGAGTAAGACTGCTCATCCCAATAGTCTGTAGGGGCATGGGTCACGACCTTAACAAGCCCACCGCCATCAATAGATGCGTTAGCAGTAGTGCCAGCCGTGATCGTGTAGGTATTCTTATCAATGATTGAACCAACAGTCCGAGCGCCATTGATTTGGTTTGCGTTAATGCCACCAACCGCAGAAGCGCCTTCAATTGTAATTGACTCGCCGCCAGCAAAGCCGTGGTCAATATGAGTAACTTCAACTGTGGTGCTGCCATCAATTGTTCGCAGGGGATCAATGATACTTAAGCGAACACGCAGAGTATCTACAATTGTTCCAGTTACCTGAGTAGCAGACTGAACGCTAGTGATTGTGATTTCACTTTCACCATAGCGAAGAACAACCCCAATGTGCTTTGAGTTGGGATAGCTTCCGCTTACCACTGCCCCAGTTGTATCAAAGTAGGCGGCGCTTGTAGTAAAGGTTACGCCACTGCCACTCGTTGCACTTGGGTCAAGGCTTACGTTTTCAGCATGAAACTGGCTATAAGGCTGATAGATTTCCTTGTTGTCTGCCCGCTTATCAAACGTATAAGGCGTAATGACAAAGGAAGTCAGGCCAGTGCGGATCAGCATCCTTGGCATAAACAAAGGATGGCAGATAAACATCACATCGCCATACTGGCTGTAGGTGTATTGATGCAGATAATCATCATCAAACGGCAATGCCGCGCTAAGAGTATCTGCGGTCAATGTAGTAACCAAGGTAACTGCTGTTGCCTCAACACGGAAGCAGCGCACCTTTGCATTCTCAATTGAGATTAGATATTGCTCATCATCTGAGAAAACAAACGGGACAATGTAAGACTGAAACGTCTTAGTCGTGTCTTTTGTTATATCAAAGCGGTAGAAATGCTTTAGGCCCCTGCGCTTTGCCACGCCGCCTTCAGCAAGAATAACCATGTTCTTAAGACTTTGAGCAGACGCATTATAGATGGCGCTGTCTGTCCGCATCATAGCGGAACGACTAACCTCACCATACTGAAAGCTGTTGATAGGAATACGAACTTTCTGCATTAGGTGCGCCTTTGATAGATAAACCTCGAAGTATTGAGTTTGCGGGTAGTCTGCTGCTGAGAATCAAGACGCCTCGCTTGCATCAAATACATACTTGCCTTCTGCTCGAACAGAGAAGCAAGTTGAGCATCACGCGCAACGGATACAGCAAGAACAGATGCCATTGAAAACTCTACGGCAATCGTAAAGTAGGGCAACCAGTTAGCCTCATCGGCGCGGAAGATGTAATCAGCAATTACCACATCTTGGGAAACGGCATTGCAATACGCTTTGTCGCCGTAGATGTCATATTCGATTGGGAAGTCATTGATCGTAAGTGCATTCAGCATCAGCATTCCAGATGGAAGCTGATAAGCTGAGTCAAAGCGACCAGTTGGAGCAGTTGCAAGCAGGGTTAGCGTTGCTTGATTGGTAGCAAAACGCCAACGGGTATTGGTCAAACAAGAGCGGGCAACATCTTCATACATTGCATCGCAAACATCCGACTCGACAGTCCCATCCGCAAAGGAAGAAATAGGAGAACCGCCCATCAGAACAGATGCGCGGGAACATACTTTGATTGCCGTGTTTGCTACGCTCATGTGTAAGTTGGGGGGCCGAAGCCCCCCTTCTCCTTTTAGTCGGTGTCGGTGGCAGTGACAACCACGCCATCGGTAACGTCTACAACGCCGCTAGAGTTAGCATTGCAGTAGAGTTGCGAGACTACGGGGGTTCCACCCGTAGAGGAGATGCAAAGAATTACATCATTCAGTTCGATCATCCCAGCAGCGTCATTGAAGTAACCGCTAGTGTTTACAGTTGCAACTGTATCTTCCGTTGAGTAGTGCCACAGCGACACGCCCGAAGCGCCAGCAAGACGAGTCAGGGAAGCGGGGGTATAAGCCATTCTATCTGCTCCCTATTAAGTGTTGTTGTCGCGGACTTTGTAGACGCCCGCGCTGTTGATAACGCAAGCACCCATCGACATCATAGAGGTAGTCAAGTGAGAGACTTTCTCTGGGATGTAGTTCACTTCGGTCGTAACGTCCGCATTCACGCCAAGGCCAACAGCATTGGTATGGTATGCGAGGTTCGTGCCCGCAGTGATAGCCGAGGTCGAGAAGATTTTTAGACCAAGGAACTCTTTCATGGTCATGCCGCCAGCGAAGGGCAGGTTCTGCGG